ATTGAGGAACTGGCGAAGGCTGGTGTTTCTACTAAGGACATCATGGGTGGCGGGCTTAAGGGTTCGCTTGATTTGGCTGCTGCTGGTTCTTTGGGTGTGGCTGAGGCTGCGGAAATATCAGCTTCGGCGTTGACTCAGTTCAAGTTGTCGGGCGATAAGATCCCTCATCTTGCGGATTTGTTGGCTGCGGGCGCTGGTAAGGCGCAGGGTTCGGTTAGTGACCTTGGCGCGGCGTTGAATCAGTCGGGTCTGGTGGCGGCGTCTACTGGTCTGACGATTGAGGAAACCACTGGTTCTCTGGCTGCTTTTGCCTCGGCTGGTTTGACTGGTTCGGATGCTGGCACGTCGTTCAAGACGATGCTGATGAGTCTGAACCCGAACTCTGAGGCTGCGGCTACGTTGATGAACGAGTTGGGTATCTCGGCTTATGACGCTCAGGGCAAGTTCGTTGGCATGTCTGAGTATGCGGGTATTTTGCAGAACGCGCTCAAGGACATGTCTGATGAGCAGCGTAACGCGACTCTGAAAACGTTGTTTGGTTCTGATGCTGTGCGTGCCGCGAATGTCCTGTATGAGCAGGGTTCGGCTGGTATTAACAAGTGGGAAGCTGCTGTTAATGATGCCGGGTATGCGGCTGAGACGGCGGCGATTAAGCAGGACAATCTTGCTGGGGATATTGAGAAGCTTGGCGGGTCCATGGACTCGGTGTTTCTTAAGTCTGGTTCTGGTGCGAATGATTTCTTGCGGGGCTTGGCTCAGGGTGCTGAGGACGCGGTTGATTGGATTGGGCAGATCCCTGGCCCGGTTCTGAATACTAGTGCCGCGATTGCTGGTGTTGTTGGTGTCGCCGCGTTGGGTGCTGGGGCGTTCCTTAATCTGACTCCGAAGGTTCTTGACGCTAAGCAGGCGTTTGATAAGTTGGCGCCGGCTGGGGGGAAGGCCCGCGACGTTCTGGGCGGTGTCGGTAAAGCTGCTGGCGGGGCTATGGCTATTGGGACCCTGACTTTGGTTCTTGCGAAGCTGGCTGAGTCGGATTACATGTCGAAGATTGATACGGGCATGGGGCGTGTGGCTAATGTCCTTAGTGATGTTGCCAGGAACTCCCCTGATGCTGCTTCGGGTCTTGACTCTTTGTTCAAGAACACTGAGGGCAAGGACCTGATCAACAATGTGAATGACTTGGATTCCGCGTTGAAGCGCACGTTCCGGCCTGATGCTGGGCGTCAATTCAACGACTGGGGCGAGGGGCTGGTTAACACCTTTACTGGGGTGAAGGGTTCGAGCCAGATCCTAGGGGATTCGTTCAAGCGCATTGATGAGACTATGGCTAGCCTGGTTTCGAGTGGTAGTTCTTCGGATGCTGCCAAGATTTTTGATCGGCTGGAAGAGCGCAGCGGTGAGCTGGGTATCAGTGTTGATGATCTAAAGAAGAAGTTCCCTGAGTACGCGGATGCTTTGCAGAAGGCTGATGCTGACAGTAAGAACATGGCTGCGTCGAGTGATCAGGCTGCTGGGTCTGTTGACAAGGTTGCTGCTGCGGCTGAGGCTGCGAAGGTTTCGGCTGATGATATAGCTAAGGCCCTTGAAGATGTTGGTCTTGCTGCCGATGGTTCTGTAACGAACATTGAGAAGTGGACTCAGTCCTTGTTCAACGCTGGGTTGTTGTCGTTGTCTGCGTCTAATGCTGCGGTTGGGTATCAGGCTGCGATTGATGCCGTTACTGAGTCTGTGAAGACGAATGGCACGACCCTGGATATTAACACTGAGCAGGGCCGCGCTAATCAGACGGCTTTCAATGGTGTTGCTTCGGCGGCGATGGCTGCTATGACTGCGACGGCTGAGGAAACTCTTGCGACTGAGGGTTCTACTGCTGCTCAGGCGGGTTTGCAGTCTGCGTTGCGGACTAGCTATGACGATTTGGTTGCGGCTGCTGGTCAGTTTGGTATCACGGGTGATCAGGCGGATGCTATGGCGCGTAAGGCGTTGGGCATTCCGAAAGAAGTCCCGATTGATACGTGGGTGAATGATCAGGCAAGCGCGAAGCTGGATGCTGTGAAGGCTAAGGCTGACAGCCTGGACGGTAAACAGTCCACGGTGACGATCACGACGATTGAACGTATCCAACGGAATTACGAGTCATCCAACGGCGCTGGCACTCTTGGTGGCCCGCAGATCGCTAACCAGGCTACGGGTGGTCGCATTAGTGACCTTCCGGGTTACTGGTTCGGTGGGAGGATCCCGTACCCGCGCCCGTCTGACATGACTAAGGACAATGTCCTTGGTCTTGTGGGCGGTGGGAAGCCGATCATGTTGCAGGGTCAGGAGTGGGTGATCAATGGTCGCTCGTCTGACAAGTACAACACTGAGTTGGCAGCGATTAATGCTGGTACGTTCCCGAAGTTGAAGGAGTATTCGGCTGCTCAGCTTGGCTACGCGCCGGCTGCTGCCGGGTCTTCTGGCCCGATGCAGATGACAGGGACTTTGGTGATGGATTCTGGTGAGGTGCTGGGTACTTTCCGGGGTATCGCTACGAACGTTGCTCGGTCGGAAATCAGGTCTGCTGATTCTAATTCTTCGTACATTCGGAAGGGGCGTGGCTGATGGCTGTTGGTGTTGTTGCTGAGGCGTTGCCGGGTGGTCCTGCTCCGAAGGCTGGGGTTAGTGTCACGGGCCTGGGTGTTGGTTCGTCGGTTGTGACTGTGTGGCGGGTTGTTGGTGAGGATCGGGGCCCGGTTCGTGGGGCTCGTCGCATTGTGATGAATGATGCGGGGTTTGTCACGGATTGGGATGCCCCGATTAATCGGCCTGTGTCGTATGAGGTTGAGGTGTTGTCTGGTCCGGGTGGGCCTGTTCGGGCGTCGGCTGTTCCGGTGGTGATCGAGTCTGCGACTGGTTGGTTGATGGATCCGTTTGTTCCGCAGTCGGCTGTGCCTGTGTTGGGTGCGCCTCGGGATGATGGGGACATTTATTTGCGTGGTCAGGCGCTCGCGGAGTTGGAGTTTGGTGCTGAGGTTTCGATGTTCAACGTGATGGGTTCTAAGAAGCCTGTTGCGTTGTTTGGTGAGCGGATGGCTGAGCGTGGCCTGGATTTGGCTATGGGTACGCGGTCGGCTGAGGAGTCGGTGCGGTTGAAGGATTTGTTGCAGTCGTCTTCTGGTTTTTTGTTCCGTCCGGGCCCTGACCTTGATGGTTTGTTGTTGGATGCGTTGATGTTTATTGCTGCCCCGTCTGTGTCGCAGGTTCCTGTGGATACGGCGTGGGGTGGTGAGTTGACTTGGTGGAATTTCAAGGCGGACACGGTTGCTGCCCCGACGATCAAGGTACTAACGGCGACGTTCACTTATGGGGATGTGCAGTTGTTGGTGGCGACGTATCAGCAGAAGCAGGACGCGATGGCTGGCAAAACCTATTTGGATGATTTGAAGAACCCGCTCGGTTAGGAGCCCCCTTTGCGTCGTGTTGATGTTGAGACGTTGGACGCTTTGGGGGGTTCCCGGCCCGCTGACAGCCTCACAGTGTGGGCGTGGCGGGCAGGTTCCCTTGTTGTTCCTGAGCCGTTACAGGTCAAGGACTGGTCCTTTGATGATGACGCCGGCGACAACGTGAAGGTTGGTCATAAGATCAGCCTCACTGTCGCGGACCCTGATGGGGTGTTGGGTGCGTGGCGGTTCGATGACCCGTTGGGTGTTGGCGGGACAAGGTTGCAGGTCATCTATAACGTGGGCGGTGCTGGGGCCATCAATTACGGGTGGTTCCGGATCACTGGTAATTCCCCGACAGAGTTTCATGAGTCGCGGGTCATTAGTGAGTATGGGTATGACGAGCCTGATGGTTCGTTGCCGCCGAATAAGCGTCGCGTGTTTGTGCCTGCTGGTGCTGTGGTTCAGTTGACGGCTGTTGATTTGACTGGGGATGTTGACCGGGACCGGTTGCAGGCTCCTGAGTCTCCTAAGACTGGGACTGTGGTTAGCGAGTTTAAGCGGTTCACGTCCCGGTATTTCCCGACTGTTGTGGATGCTGGTGTTGTTGATACTGGGGTGTCGCGGCAGTTGGTGTATGACAAGGAACGTCTTGAGGCGTGCCAGGATCTTCTCAGCCGTGTGTCTGCCCGGTACCGGATGGGCGGCGATGGGGAGTGCCACATTTACCCGCAACGTGGTGCGCCTGTTCTGAGGATTGAACCTAACGCGGGCCTCGTGTCCGTGTCCCGTGACCAAACCATTGATGGGTTGTATAACCGGTGGGTTGTTGAGGGTAAGAACGTCGCGACCGGTGACCCGGTGTTTGGTGTTGCTGACATTGAATCGGGGCCGTTGAAGTATGGGGGCCCGCACGGTCAGGTGCCGTTCTTCTACAGCTCGGAGATGATCACGACGGTTGCGCAGGCGACCACGTATGCGCAGGAGTTGCGGGATAAGTTCTTGGACGGGTTGGCTGTTGAGCTGTCCGTTGAGACTATCCCCCGTCCTGAGTTGCAGGCTGGTGACCGTATCGAGGTTGGTTGTCCTGTGGCTGCTGGGCATGTTGTTTATTTGCCGGGCGATATCACCTCTGTGAAACGGTCTGGTGACACTCTGCCCCGCGCCACAACTCTTACCGTTTCGTGTTCTTACACGGATGTTATTGCTGCTCTGGATCGTACGGAGTGGGCGAAGTATTTGACTGGGCCGATGCCTGAACTTACTTGGAACATGATGCCCGCGTTCTGGGGCGCACTTCCCGCTGTTGAGTGGGACGAACTTTAGGAGGTTGGCTGTGGTTGCTTTTGGCAAGACTATGGCGGCGATGCCTTCTGATGGTTTCCGGGTTGAGTTCGGGACAGCATATTTTGACGGTGTTGAGTGGTGGGCTTATGTTCGCGGCGAACCGTTGATGGCGCGTTGGATGGACCCGATTCAGCCGCAGCAGAACGGGAAGATAGTTGTTGCGATCATGTCTGACGGTCGGGGCCTAGCCTCGGCGATGGTGTTGGGTGCTTACACGGATCAGCCTCGCCCGTCTACTGGGACGGTGTTGACGGTTGGTGTGGATGAGATTGTGTTCACTGGTGATGATGGTGGCACGTACGCGACTAAGTGGTTCCTGGGCCCGGTTGGTGGTTATGCACCTGGGGATCCTGTGATGTTGTCGTGGGATGCTGCGCGGGCGACGATCATGGGTGAGATTCCGTTGCTGACACCACCGCCGCCTGCTGTTCCTTTGCCACCTCCTGTTGCTGTGCCGGTTATTCAGGCGGGGCAGGAAACCCTTGTTGCTACTGCTAGCGATACGTGGGGTGTTGGTGGTTGGGGTCGGTGGGCTGGTTCGACTAGTGGTGGTGAGCAGGTTTATTCGGGCTCGTATGCGGGGCAGACGATGACGGGTTCCTGGTTTTATGGTGCGCCTCGTCCTGCGTTGGCTGGTAGGACGATTACACGGGTTCAGTT